GTGGTTGACAACAACATCGTCAATCATGGTTTGGCAGAAGTAACAAGTACGGCCAGAGTATGGGTAACAGACCTTTCTTTCCCCGATGTTAATTTTGTCACGGTGACTTATTTCGTCTAAGGAAACATGATGGCATTGACAAAAGTCTCCCATTCGATGATTACTGGGGCGTACATCAACGCCGCAGATTACGGTATGTCGCCAACAGCAACTGCCGCAGTAAACGCTGCCGCATTGCAAGCAGCTATTGACGCAGCACCAAGCCGATCGCAGATCAATTTGCCACCGGGAACATACGATGTTGACGCAACAATCAACGTCACCGAACGGCTAGTGTTCGTTGGCTCTGTTGCGGCTGGTCGTGGGTCTGCTGGAACAACTTTACGTTGGACTGGAATTGACGGCGTAAGTTGGGACACTGGTGGCAAGATGTTTGATGTTGCGCCAGCCTCCGAAGCACTTGGGACAACATTTAACGGTATTGGTTTTGATACCACCAAAGAATACACGACATACATTGACGGCACAGGCACTTTCAACATGACGGTGCAGTATTGCCAATTCAGTGGCCCGACTTACACCAAAGCCATCACAATCAAAGAAACCTCTAGCGGTGCTCAAGACGGTGCGTTTTGGACTCGCGTTCGTGCCAACAACTTTGCCAATACTTGGGTTGAAGTGCTGGACGATTCCAACGCGACTTGGATTACCGAAAACAACTTTTTCGCCGAACTTAATCCGCTTGTAGGCTCGTCGTTATTTGTTCGAGGGAACATCAACGCTGTCTATGTTGACAACAACGTGTTTGAAGGAACTTGGAGCAGCACTGGGCCTGTCTATGCGGTAGACATTGAACTTGTGCAAGGCTTGAACTTCACCAACAACCGCATTGAAAACTACTCAGGAGGCTCGGCGTTTTTCAAGCGAATTCTCAATCAAGGTAAGATTTCCGGAAACCTGTTTAACACCGCGCCTGTTTACGGTGGCGACCGCAACACAACAGCGCACAATTTTGGCCAGTCCATCAGCATGTACAGCAATTGGATGCCTGCGGTTAACTCAGCAGGCTCCAACAGGCAAGTGGAAATCAGTAAGCTGGAAGGCGTTTATTCTGGGAAAAACTTGTGGAAACAAGGCGTTACCCACATTGACTGGTTTTTTTCCAATATGTCCACTTCTTACATTCAGGATGGCAGTGCTGGCCTGCGTTCACCAGTCCTTCGTTTGCATACACCAACAAGTGGGACAGCGCAGGCCAATCCAACTAACACAGCAATTAACACGCCGGACATACAGCTTGCTATTCAAAACCAAGATTTTGTGACTGCGGTGTTTATTGTCAAGGCCAAATCAACCAATGTTGCAACGTCCGTTGTGGCACTTAGCACAGGTGACGACATTGAATATTGGAACATCCCTAAAGACGACAAATGGCACGTTATCCGTGTGTCTCGGCGAATGGTGACTGGTGACACTATCCTTCGCCCGACTGTCTGGCTGGCTTACGCATCTGCGTTTAACGCAGCAGATGAGGTCTGGATTGGGGGCATCGGCATCTTCGGAGGCACTGGCGCTTTTGAGGAGCCGTACCTCGACGCTTGGACAACAGACCCAGCCTCGGCCACCAACGTCTACACTTGGCAACGTGGTGAAACCGTGCGACGCATGGCTCCAACATCCCCAGACTCAATAGGATGGGTTTGTACTGCAAGTGGTACACCGGGTACTTGGGCCGGATACGGCGCTGTCATTTAATCAAAGGAAAATCATGGCGATCAAACTCAACACCATCACCAAGACTGCGCAAGGCTTTGAAGTCTCAGACGCATACTGCCGAGTGGAAGATGTCAAAGTCAGCAAGACATCTGCTTATTGCATCCTGCGCAAATACAAAGACGACTCTGGCGTCTTGCATTTTGCAGAAGACGGGATTTCATACCCGTACGCTCTTGATGGAGGCAACCCAATCAAGCAAGCCTACGATTACATCAAAACTCTGCCAGAATTCGCTGGCGCGACCGATTGTTAAACCAAAGCCCAAGTGGATTCTTGGGCGATAAAAGGAAATACTATGTTGGAAAAAGTCATCTCCGTCGATCTGATAGAAGTCATTGAAAACGGCTGCATTCAGGTTCGCACCAAGACAGCTATCACAGAAGATGGCGTTGAGATCAGCAGCAAGTTCCACCGCCACGTTGTCGCCCCCGGTGCTGACGTAAGTGGTGAAGATGCAAAAGTGCAAGCCATTGCCGCATCCATCCACACCGCTGACGTTGTGGCCGCATACAAAGCAGCCCAAGCTGCACAAGGAGTCTGACATGTCTGGTAACAGCCAAATTGCATTCAACCCCATTGGCAACACCGTTGTTGTCGCTGCCGCAGGCACAGCACCCACTGGTGTCCAGGCTCCTGTCTTTGAGAAGTTCAACGCTCAAGCCGCAGGCCAGTACCGCTTTGTGAACGCAGGCTCGAACACCGTGTTCTTGGGCACTGGTCCCACAGCAGCACTGGCCCAGGCAGCTGCCGTGGCCCCGACCGCTGGATCACCCACAACAGCCATCGTGCTGCTGCCAGGTGCCATTGAGATCTTGCGCTTCAACATCGACACCTTCTTCAGTGGTCTGGCTTCATCAGCCACCACAGTCTACGTCACGCCAGGCCAAGGCCTGTAATGCTGGAGGCCGACGTCATGGCGGATGGGAATGAGATCGATCTGGTGAAATACGGCGTCCTCTGGCAGAAAGTCCAGGACATGGACAAGAAGGTCGACAAAATGGAACGCAACGTCGAGGAGCTGCTCGCGCTCGCCAACAAAGGGCGCGGCGGCTTCTGGATGGGCATGACCATTGCGTCATCCGTAGGCGCTGCTGTGGCTTGGGTTGCCAGCCACATGAAGGGCGGCTGAAATGACTGAGATCAAACAACAGATTTCCGTCATCAAGGCCGAGGCCGAGGTGGAACTCAATCGAATGTACGCCAACACCACAGCCAAAGAGGTTGCTGGTAAGGCGATTGGTGAGAACGGGCTGTTCTACATCACCTTGATAATCACCCTTGGCGTCGGTGCTTCGGTCATTCTGGACAACGAGAAAATCGCCGCCGTGATGGGCTTGCTCGGCGCCGCGCTGACCGCGCTGATCTCCATGATGAATGGCATCTCCGGGGCAAACCCCAAGCAGGAGAAACCAGAGTTTGAGGTAATTAAGTCCCTGATCGAGCGCCTGGACAAACTGGACCAGCCAATGCGCGTGGACGTTCAGGGCGACAAGGTTTCCGTGACCAAGGGCGACGACACAATCACCACTGCGAAGGGTTAAGCGATGTTTCCATTGACCGCATTGCTTGATGTCGGCGGCAAGCAAATACTCAATTTTGATTCCGGCATTTTTTATCGGGATTGCGAGTCGTGTGGAGAGTCCAAACAATCCAGAAAATTTAGGATTCGTACGGAATCGAAAATTCATGGCCGTAGACCATTTTGTTTAACTTGTGAAAAAGCGCGGCACGGTAAAAATTATCAAAACAATAAAGCTGCTAGGCTTAAAAATATTGAAAATTACCGTACTGAAAATTGGGAAATGAAAATGCTATGGCAGGCAAAAGCTACGGCAACTCGAAAAAATATCCCTTTTGATCTTGATGTAAACGACATCGTAATTCCCACGCACTGCAAGTATCTCGGAATTCCACTTACTCGCTCGCTTGGAGGCGGAGTGGTGTGGAGCAACACATCACTGGATCGGATTGATTCATCAAAAGGATACGTCAAAGGCAACATTGAAGTTATATCGCGCAAGGCAAATTCAATGAAAAACATGGCTGACCTTGATGAGCTTCGCACTTTTGCAAAAAATATACTGCGTATTTACGGGGAGTAAACCATGTTTCCATTGACTGCAATTTTAGGAATTGGCTCTCAACTCATTGACAAGCTGATCCCAGATCCAGAGGCCAAAGCCAAAGCGCAACTTGACTTGGCAAAAATGGCCCAAGACGGCGAGTTGGCGAAGATGGCCAACGACACCAGGCTATTCGAGGTGGAGCAAGCCAACACCACCGACCGCTGGAAAGCCGACATGGGGTCTGACTCTTGGCTGTCCAAGAACATCCGGCCTATGGCCCTGATCGCCATCTTCGTGGCCTATTTCATCTTCACCGCCATGTCTGCCTTTGGCTACAACGCCCAAGGGTCCTACGTCCAGCTTTTGGGCCAGTGGGGGCAAATCATTTTCTTGGCTTACTTCGGTGGCCGCACAGTGGAGAAGCTGGCTGACATGAGGAACAAGAAATGACACAGATCACACCGCATTTTTCCCTTGAGGAACTGACCGCATCCGAGACCGCCGAGCGCAACGGCTGGGAAAACAACCCTAACGGATACGAGCGCGAAAACCTCGCACGACTGGCCGACTTGCTGGAGCAGGTCAAGGTGGCGCTGGGCGGCAAACCGATCATGGTGAACAGCGCATTTCGATCAAAGCTGGTCAACGATGCCGTGGGCAGCAAAGACACCAGCCAACACCGGCTCGGATGTGCCGCCGACATCCGCGTGCCAGGCATGACGCCAGACGAGGTGGTGCGCAAAGTGATCGCCAGCGGCATAAACTTCGACCAGATCATCCGAGAGTTTGACCGCTGGACCCATATCAGCGTGCCCAACACAATCGACACGCCTGCTCGAAAGCAGGCGCTAATCATCGACCGGCAGGGCACGCGGCCATTCGTCTAAACGAAGCCGCGCAGGTTCGGCGGCTTGAAATCCCTGCCTTTTCCGATTTTGCCGCCCTCCAGAATCACGGCCACGCCATCCTCGAGCTTTGAGTCGTTGGAGTCCAGTACAGCCTGATCCGCCGAGTCCTTGTCAAACTCCGCCAAATAAGCCACGCCATTGCCCGTAACCTCAATGTCGCACAAGGCATCAAGCGCATCGACGCGCATGTGGGTCGGGATGTAAACCGATTGCTCGCGGCGCTTGAGCTTGCTGGCGAACCATTCCAGATCAAGGCGCGTCCGGTCCAGCAGCTTGGCATATCCCTCGCTGTCGGTGCGCAGGCAGGCCAGTAGCTCGCAGAATTCCTCAATTTGCACGCCCACCTGGGTGGACAGGTTTTCCGGCGATGGCTCTTTGCCGCAAGCCTTGAGCCATGCCGCGGTTCTTTGGTAATTCGTCATTTCATCTCCCCACCAAGCGCCAGGATCACGGCATTGATGGCATCGCCAAGCACGCCGGTCACAATGGCAACGTCACCATCAAATGCGTCATCCTCGCCAGTTGCGGCGCCAGCATCCAAGATGTTGATTTTCTTGAGCCGCAGACCATCGGTCAGCGTGAAGTCAATTTGATCGCTCCAAGTCAGCGCCAGCGATGTTGGCAGCTTGCCCTCTGAAACGTGATCGCGGATTTCCTTGCAGTCCAGATTGTGGTGCGTGAATTTGACCTTGGCCATGTCATCGCCAATCGACTCAAGCACACAGTCGCGGCCAATGGACAGGCCGCAGGGCAATTCGTCATGATCGCCAAGAATCCAGCCAATCATGGCCGACTGCGGCGCTTGACTTGTTGTCATGGCGTACAGCTTGAGGCTTGGGATTGCCTGCATCAAAGCGGTCACAAAGTCATCAGCCTTCGATTGGCTGGTGGTGTCAATGACCAAAACGCCATCATCGCGCAGCCAGCCAAAGACAGCGGTTTGCTTTGGGAATGCCTGGGGCAACAGGGACATTCGCGCGTCTTCTTTGATCTCTCGGATTTCCCTTTTGCCAGGCTTGCGGCCCTGGGACTGTTCGATCTCATAAATACGGTCTTCAACCGCGCCGCGCAGCACGTTGCCGGGCACTGTCTTGGTTTCGATCATCAGTTTGACGATGCGCTCGCCGCCGACGACCTCAATCATTGGCCCGTGGTTGACGCCGCGCGGCTCGACCCAGCCGACTGATTTTTCTTGCAGGTCACTGCACGGCACGAATTGCGCAAAGTCTGCGCGGGCAAGGCTTTCCGCCCCGGCTTGGTATCGGTAAATGGTGGCTGATTTGAACATGATGCTCCTTTAAAAATTGTGCTCGTTGGCGATGCGCTCGATGACCTGGCGATAGTATTCGCGGCCAGCCTCGACTTTTTCGATGATCTTGGCCTCCATCGCCTTGTCGCGCTCTTGGTGCAACAGGGTAACGCGCAACTCGGGTGTGATGTGGTCAATCACGTGGAGTTGGCGGTCTTCGTACCCGATCAATTCCTCGGGCGTGGAGACAAGGCAATAAGCAATGGCCGCGCTGTCAACGTCCCAGAGCCACATATAGGCTGCCAGTTGCCACGTGTAAGTCTTGTTTTCGCCATCCTCGGCAAGCGCCGGGAACGTGGCAAGCGACCATGATGACTTGATGTCAATGATCTTTGACCCGGTGAAGATGTCGCACTCGCCGGTGATCCATTCATTGGTCTTGCGCTCGGTGTTCTTGGCGTAGCTGGTGAACAAAACCGAGTTGAGCAACTCAATGGACTGATCCTCGACTTGGATGCCTTTTTGCATCGGCTTGCTTGAGATCCGCTCGTCGTACCCGTAAACCGCCTCTTTTGCCAGCTTGGTGATGGCGGTCTTTGCGCCGACCGAGAGCTTTTCGGTCTTGGCCTTGGGTTCGGTCATCAGGTCGGCCAGCGACGATGCGCGGAAGATGATTTTATGGTCAAGCATTTGCGAGCGCCTCCACGAGTACGGATTCTTGTTCTTCGGTCAGCGCAAAGTCCTTGCGCAGATTTTCGGTGCTGTATTGGCCCGACTTGATGGCCTCGACCGCTTTGGCAAATCGCGCATTGCTCAGGCTTGGCTTTTTGGCCTCGACCTGGTGCGACTCGTGATCTGGATCGCCTTCGACCGGGATGCAGAACGCTTGGATGGCTGCGTATTTGTACGCCGCGCTCATGGCCTTGTTGGTCGACTTGTCGCCGCTGTCCATGGCTTCGCCGTACATTTTGATCGTATGCTTTGAGCCATCCTCGGCGCTGACGAAGTCGTATTCCACCTCGACGGTGGTGTAAAACAGATTTCCGCCGGACTTGGACAGTCGTTCTTCGCAGGTTCGGCCAATCACGCGAGGCAGGATGACCAGCTTATGACGGGCCAGCAATGGGGACAGGGCGTTTTGCACATCGTCAATGCCTCGGAAATTGAAGCCCGAGCCCTGAGAGTTGCGACGGTTCTTGGCGATGCCGTGGGCAGAGATGTCGCTGGCGACCTCTGCAATAAGTTGGTAAACGTTCTTTGTCATGGTCTCACTTTCATCAAATGGCCAGGCGGGATTGCCTGACAAATTATTATAAACTGATTTCCAGCGATTCCAGCAAAATAATTTTCATCAAAACCAAAAAAAACAGATTACAATTATCCAAATCAAGATATCAAAAGGTAATTCATGACAGAGCAAGAAATCACAAACGAGTCGGTCAAGGTGCTGCGCAAGGCGCTCGGCATGGGCCAGGCGGAATTCTGGGGGCCGATCGGCGTCAAGCAATCCGCATCCTCTGGGTACGAAAGCAAAACGGCCATTCCCAAGCCCGTGCGCATCCTGGTGGTGGCTCGCTACGTTTGCGGCATCCACATCGACGCAGACACAGATGATGGCGTGGCCGCGACCGCCAAGCTGGGCGCTATTCAGCAAAAAAAGATCAAGGCCAAAGCCATCGCTGGCGAAGTCAAGCAGGACTTGGTAAAAGCCGCCAAGTCAATTCAAACGGCGCACGATGCGCTTGATTCAATCTGAAAGGAAATCAAATGGCACAAATCACTGGAGTTTTCCGCATTGGCCGCGATGCCGAATTGCGACACACACCCAAAGGCGACGCCGTGGCGCAGTTGTCATTGGCTTACAACCATGGCAAAAAAGGCCAGGACGGGAGCCGGCCATCGCAATGGATCGACGCATCCATCTGGGGCAAACGCGCCGAGTCGCTTGCGCCCTACCTGCTCAAAGGCTCGCAAATTTACGCCGTCCTGAGCGACCCGCACATCCAGACCTACGAAGGCAAAAACGGCCAAGGCCACAAACTGGCCGCGACCGTGCTGGAGATTGAATTGATCGCAGGCCAACGCGACCAAGGCCAACCCGCACAGCGCCAAGAGCGACCCTCGGCACGGCCAGCGCCTGCGCCCGCATCAAGCGGCTTTGATGACATGGACGACGACATCCCATTTTGACGATTACGGGCCAAAAGCGGATGCTGGTGGTGCGCCGTTACTAGCACCAAGCAATTGCACCAGACGCAGCGAGTAGGCCCACCATTTTTTTAACCAAGGAGAAAAGCATGAACGATCAATCCATCGAACAAGAAATCCAAGCTAAGGGCAAGACAGCGCCACGCATAACGCCTGATGACATTGAGGCCAATATCGCCCAGGAAAACTACTTCACGGCATGGGATGGAGCGGAGCGCGTTTCCAATCACCGGCCTGACCCAGCGCTCAAGCTGCTGACCTTCTGCGTCTTGGTACTGCGCAACGGCTTCACGGTAACCGGAGAAAGCGCTTGTGCAAGTCCTGAGAACTTCGATGCCGAGATCGGTCGCAAAATCGCCCGCGCCAACGCCATTCAAAAAATCTGGCCGCTGATGGGCTACGAGCTTAAAAGCAAATTGAACGCCTAACCAACACGGCCCGAAAGCATCGCATCCAGTCATCGTGCTAGCCGGTGCAGGTTGATCCCAAAACGATGCGGCGCAAGTAGGGCCACCCAACATGACTAAATTCACAATCCAACGCACCGGCATGGCTATGCCGACAGAGCTTGAAGGCGCCCGCACTTTGCTGTTCAAATGCTTTGCTGGCCGCACAGACGAAGACGCAAGCGCATGGAAAAAACTCTGGTCGCGGATGTTTCAATCCGAGCCAGGCCAGATCGTCACGATTGAGGTCACTTTCCCGCGCAACCTGAAGTACCATCGAAAATTTTTTGCCCTGCTTAACCTTGGCTTTGAGGCATGGACACCGGCCACCAAATTCAAAGGCATGGACATCGCAAAGGACTTTGACCAGTTCAGATCCGATGTGACCATCCTTGCGGGTTTCTACGAGCAAGCCTTCACCCTTGATGGCACGATGACGCTGAAAGCCAAGTCAATCAGCTTTGGCCGCATGGAAGAACCCGAGTTTGAAAAGCTGTATTCCGCCGTGGTAAACGTCCTGCTTGAGCGAGTGCTGACCACGTACGAAAACCGCGAGCAACTGGACGCCGTGGTCGATCAGATTTTGAGCATGGCATGAGATTCCCAAAGCACGACTACATCCGAAGCAAAACGCTCTTGCGCAACGCCCGCGAGATACCCTGCCAGCATTGCGGCGCTGACGATGGCACGGTGGTGGCCGCGCACACCAATCACGGCGGCGGCAAGGGCCGGGGCATCAAGGCGAACGACAACCTGATCGCATCGCTTTGCTTTTCATGCCACGCATCGCTCGACCAGGGCGCATTCATGACCAAAGCCGAGCGCCAGGCCATGTGGGAGGCCGCACACATCAAAACCGTGAAAAAGCTGACGAAACTGGGGCTGTGGCCGGATGATGTGCCTATCCCATAAAATTACGATATAATAAAATTCTCAGCAACAACAACACGCAAACCAATGAAAGTCATACGAAAACAAGGCGAGCCCATCACGATGGAATTCATCCGCGCAAAAAGCAAAGAGGACGCCGATTGCCTTATCTGGCAGGGCAGCATGGCAAGCGATGTGCCTTATCTCAGAATCCCAATGGAAAGACGACTTTCACCCGTGCGCCGGTGGATTGCCGAAAACATCCTGGGCCTGAAGGTTAAGGGCTTGCTTGCGACCAACAAATGCGGCAACCCGCGATGCGTTGACCCGGCGCACATCCAAATGATGACCCGCGCACAGCTTCAAAAATTCACCAGCGACCGCACCAAATACCAGCAAAACCCAGTCCGCAACCAAAAGCTGGCCCTGGCCGCCCGCGCAAGATCTCCGCACTCGCTCGAATTGATCGAAAAAATCCGAGGCATGGATGGAACCTGCAAAGGCATTGCCCGAGAGCTTGGCATCCATTTCAGCGTTGTCACCGAGCTAAGAATGGGCCGCAGCTACAAGTCATACACAAACAACCCATGGGCGGGCTTATGAGCAGTCAAACATTTATCTGCGAAGGCGTTGAGGATCATGTTTTCCGCGATGGCGAGAATTCGATTGTCGTTGCCGGTCAAGGCTACGCAATCAAGGGCAAGATGCGCTGCCAACTCAAAGACACTGGCAACGGGTTTATCGCGCACTTCAAGTCGTACACATCGACGCACCAAGACAACTACGTCTGCATGGATTACGAGCAGGCGCAGGCGCTGGTGATGGCCTTGTCTGCGTTCAAAAAAGAATTGGGGTTTGAATGAGAAAGCGCAGCGCATACCGACCCAAGCCCATCCGCGCCGACGCTGTGAATTACGTTTTGTCTGGCCTCAAGCCCCTGACTGACAGCGGCGACGAACTGGCGACGCTCAAGATCAAGAACCACGGCGCAATGGCCGCGACAGCGCAAGGCCAGGCCACCCGTGACGACATGGACATCCTGATCGCGGCCACAAACATTTCTGAGGCGCTGGCGCTGGGCGGCATTGGCGAGGACTACAAGACAGAAATCCGCGCAGGCCAAGACGCACTGAAAGACCTTTGCGCCCGAGGCGTAGAGCGTGATGATCGCTTTGTTTTCAAGGCGCAGGAACTGGCCGCGCTGAACCTTGCCATGGACATCCACGACGCCCAGCTTGAGGCAGTCACCGTGCAGCAACTTGAGCAGGCCATCGAATACGTCAAAAAAGTCATCCGATCAGGCAAGGCAAGGCGGATCATATGAAACCCATGTGCGCCCTTTGTGGCCGACCCACCAAGCCATTCGTCATGATTGGCCGCGAGGCAATTGGCCCGAAGTGCGCGGCCAAAGCTGGCCTGCTGCCAAAGTCCTGGCGCAACAGTCGGTTGAAGTTTTTGAAGCCCGTCAAAGCCGAAAGCAACGGCCAAGGCGATTTGTTCACTGGAATCAATGATGAATGAAATCACCCTACCCTGGCCGCCGACCGAGCTATCACCAAACCAACGCACGCACTGGGCGATCAAGAGCCGCGCGGCCAAGGCCTACAAGCAAGCCTGCCACCTGACGGCCAAGCAGCAAGGCTTGACCCGCATTGACGCGCCAAGGCTACACGCCACGATCACGTTTTACCCGCCATCGAAGCGCCGGATTGACCTCGACAACTGCGTGGCCAGGATCAAGCACTTGATCGACGCAGTGGCCGAGATCACCGGCGTGGACGACAGCAAGTGGACGATGAGCTTTTCGTTTGCTGGCGAAGTTGGCGGGATGGTGAAAATTAGGCTTGAGCCGATGCGGATGATAGGTTAAAATATTCCGAAACAAGGCTAAGTCGGGATTGATCCCCCGGCTGAAAAGCGAACTCCCCGCCTGCCTCTGTTTCTTTTCTGGGAGATTTGCGGAGATGCCATCGTGCATTATTACAAACGAAATCTTGGCGATTACGCCAAAAAATGTGGCCGCCTGTCCATGCTTCAGCACGGAGCGTACACGCTTCTGATTGACTCGTGCTACGACCGTGAGAAATTCCCAACGCTTGATGAAGCTATCGAGTGGACGTGGGCTAGCACAGAGGCGGAGATTGAAGCCGTCAAATTTGTTTTGGGCCGCTTTTTTACTTTGTCGCCAGACGGTCAATATGTGCAAGATCGAATCCTCGCCGAGCTTCTTGAGTACCACTCAAAAGCCGACACAAACAAACGGATCGCACAAGAGCGAGAGGCGAAGCGTAAAGAAAAAAGCACGACGCGTGCACAATCCGTGGACGATCCGTCACCTAACCATAAACCAAGAACCATAAACCAAGAACCACAAACCAAAAACCAAAAGAAAGAAGAAGCGCCTGACGGCGTATCACCCGAAGTCTGGGATTCTTTTGTCAAACAGCGGAAAGCCAAGAAAGCCCAGATCACCGCCAACGTCTTGGCCGCAATCGACCGCGAAGCAAAAAAAGCGGGATGGTCACTGGATGCGGCGCTGAACGAGATCGTGGTGAGGAACTGGCAGAGCTTCAAAGCCGAATGGGTGGCCGACAAGCAAAACCAGACCGAGACGGTCTACCAGCGATCGATGCGCCTGAAAATGCAAGAGGCCGTCCCAAGCATCGCCAGGCAAGCGCCCGAGCCGTACCAAGACGCCAGCGACTTTTTCATGACGATTGACATGGAAACCCAGAAAGCCATCGAGGTGAGCAAATGAGCCTGCCAATGCCCTGGGTCGAGCGGATCTTCACCAAGCTGACCATGGTTTACGGTCGGGATTTTTTGGGCCGCTGGGAGGGCTTGGACATTGCCGAGGTCAAGGCGGACTGGGCGCATGAGCTTGCGGGATTCAAAGATCACTCCGAATCAATCGCCTATGCCCTGAAAAACCTGCCAGACAGTGGCAAACCCCCAACGGTGCTGGAATTCCGGGCGATGTGCAGGAAAGCCCCAAAGCCCTCAGACCTTATGTTGGAAAACAAATTGACAGCCGAGCAAATGGCCGCCAACAAAAAGCGCATTGCCGAACTGATCGCCAAGGTGAAAAAATGACCTATTTCCAGGCGATGGCCATTTTGGACAAAGTCCGAGACGGGCAGCCGTATCCCGATCACATCATCACCCAAGCCTTAAAACTGACAGGAGACATCGATGAAAGCTGAAACCAAACGCGACGCAGGCATCGCCAACGCCGTCAATTACGCCGACCGCATTCTTGGCGATTGGTTTGACAAAGCCAGCGTGATGATGCTTTTGTTCATGAAGCAAAACCCAGGCAAAGCATTCATGGCCGAGCAGGTCAGGGTCTGGGCCGAAGAATGCGGGATGCCAAAGCCACCAGATGCCCGCGCATGGGGCGGCGTGTTCATTGCCGCGGCCAAGGCCAACGTCATCCGCAGCGTGGGCTACAAGCGCCAGGAATCGCCGTCCTGCCATTGCTCGCCAAAGAACGTATGGAGGAAAGCATGAGCGACCCATTCAAAATCATTGAACCAACGTGCATCAGCTTTTCGGGGGGGCGGACATCGGCCTATATGCTTTGGCGCGTATTGCAATCAAATGATGGCCTGCCAGACGATGCCATTGTTTGCTTTGCCAACACCGGGAAAGAGGACGAGGCAACCTTAAAATTTGTCCACGACTGCGAAAAGAATTGGGGCGTGAAAATCCATTGGCTTGAATACACAGACGCCGACGAATCAAAAGACCGCTGGCGCTTGGTTGATTACGAGACGGCTAGCAGAAATGGCGAACCGTTTGAGGCTGTCATCCGCAGGAAAAATTACCTGCCAAATCCGGTCACAAGGTTTTGCACGATTGAGATGAAGATTCGGACGATTGCCAATTATTTGTTTTCAAAAGGGATGTGCGAGACGCGCAGCCAGGGCGAATACATGAGTTGGGTTGGCATCCGCGCCGATGAGCCAAGACGGGCCGCAAAAATTCCGCGAGACAGAACGCCACTTGTCACGGCGGGCGTTGACAAAAAGCAGGTTGGTGATTTTTATAAATCCCAGCCTTTTGACCTTGAATTGCCTAACATCAATGGCGTCACCTATCACGGGAATTGTGACCTTTGCTTTTTGAAAGGCGCCAGCCAAACAATGAGCCTGATTGCAGAAAAGCCGGATCGGGCGGTATGGTGGGCAAAAATGGAGGCACTGGCATTGGCAAGCAAGCCAAGCGGTGCGCGGTTTAGGAGTGACCGGCCAAGCTATGCCAGCATGATGGAATTCACGGGGGCCCAGTCCACCATGTTTGGCGACGACGAAACCATCCCTTGTTTTTGCGGAGATTGAATGGACTACAAACTGGCCTACAAGATGCAACTCGACCGCCTGGTGCAAATCGCAAAAGACCCGGCATGGAAATCTTGGGCCTGGGACTACGCCAAGCAGCTTGCCGCCGACAAATCGGGCGTGTTCAAGGGCATCGACGAGGACTTGAAAAAAGCCATGCAAGAGCTTAAAAAATAATTTTGCACAGTCGAAAAATATTAGTATATAATTTCAATCAGGCCGCAACATCTTGCAGCCACCAACCGAAAGACAGACATGAAACATCAATGGCACTACGAGCGACAGGCTCGCAAAATCAACAACCGCGCAGAGGCCGCAATGGGCGTCTTGCTGGCCGTGGCTATTGGCCTCGGCTTGGCGACTTTGCTTTTCTTCCAACTTTCCAAGTGAGGCCAGCCATGTTCACACCAGGAAAATGGAAAACCGTGCAATGCCCATCCGGATGGATTGACATCCGGCCATCTGGCGACGATTACTACGGCCTGCCAATAGGCGCCGTGCAGGGTCACTACCCAGAAACCCATGAAGCCGACGCCCGCCTGATCGCCGCATCCAAAGACCTTCACCAAGCCGTGATTGATTTGCTGCCACTGGCCGAGGCATCGCTTGGCCTGAAAAACCCGCAGGTCTTGGCGATCCGCGCAATCCTTGATGAAGTGCGAGGCCAGAAATGAACAAACCCATCATGATCCCCATTGTGCCGAACGACAAATTTGAGCCCGAGAATTCAAGCCTGAACGTCCCATGTTGCTGGTGCAAGCACCGATTTGGCTATGACGACAAAGACCCATGCGCCGACTGCGGCCACAACAGTGACGACCAATGAGCAGCGTCAAACACATGGCCGTTTTGAACGCCCTGCACCTGAACGGCCCGCAAGACTACCTGGCGCTGGAGCGCATCCTTGGCATGGCCGGCCTTCACCGGCTGACCAATTACCTGCAACAGCAAAACCTGATCGCCGGATTGCCAAAAAAGGCTGGCGAGTTGCGCAAATACAAGCTGACGCAAGAAGGCCTCGGCCGCATCGGTCAAATGACCATCACGACCCAGCGCGTCTATGAGCCGTTAATTTTCAAGGAATTCACGCCAACGCGACCAGGCGCAATGGACGCAATGGCCGTGAAATCACGAGGCATGGGAGGCTGATATGTGGACACTCGCCGCATTCGTCATTGGGTTTTGGGCTGGCATTGCCGTGATGTGCGTTTTCCATCTTTCCGCGCCAAGCCCATGCAATCAGAACTGCAACCAAGGCCGGGAATGCGACTGCGCGCAAACCCGCCGCAAATTTGAAAGTGAAACATGACACACGCACAACGAGTATTCGAGGCCGTCATGACCTCCAAGGGCCACACCGACTTCAGCAAGACCGACACCGGCAAATACACCAACGTCAGCTTGGCAATGCGCTGGCCGTACTTCTTGCTGGGCTGGGAGATGCGTGAGGTGACGATATGAAGACCGTCATTGAAATGGCTCGTGAAATTGCAGACCCTGAGAAGGTTGACCCTTGGGATGAAAAGTCTGGGCTGTGTGTCCTGACTAAAGCAGAACTTGAGCGGCTTGTCGAGTTTGTCCGTGCTGATGAGCGTGAGGCGTGTGAAGCCTTGCACGATCACGAAGATGTTCTGGCTCCTGTGGGCAATAGTGCATGGGGTGAAGCGTACCAAGAAGGCTGGGGGCAAGGTGCTGCTGCATACAGAGACGCCATCCGAGCAAGGAGCAACACATGAAGACCGTAATTGAAATGGCGCATGAGGCTGGCATACGAGACTGCACCTGCAACGGAACTCTTGGATGCCTTGAACGCTTTGCCGAGCTTGTCCGTGCCGACGAGCGCAACTCATGGCCCTTGGAGATGGAAGCAATGGAGCGACAGGTCAACATCCTGACCGATGCGCTGGCACAGGCCAAGGCTGACGAGCGCGAGCGCGTTTGTAAGGCGATCAAAGAGGAGGACGATTACTGCGTCACCGAAGGCGATTACATGCTTGATTCAGACGACTGCATCGCCGTTGCAAAAGGTGAATGGGTGCGGCCTGACTACAGCGTAGCCATCCGAGCAAGGAGCAACACATGACCACTTACATCGTTAGCTACTTCATCAAGAATGCCACCAAGTTTGAAGAAAACGCAACAGTCACTGACATGGGCAACGGCTGGTTTCGCGTTGTCAAGAAGACGGATGTTATGCCGCCAATGGACCCATTGGAGCACGCAAAAACGCTTGTGTTTCCGCGCGGTTCTGCGGGGCACACCATTGAGACAGGTTTTCATGCGCCAGCTTGTGTCCCACACCAACCCAAGCGCAAAGCCGCATGGAAACAAAACCCACTGGCAAGATTTGCACCAAGGAGCAACACATGATCTGTGACGAATGCGAAACAGTCGCGCACTGCATGAAGAATGGGTGTGTGCCTAAGCAAAATTCAGTAGACCGCCTGCTCGATGAAGCCAAGCTGCTTGCGGATGACCGGCCCGTTGAAGTGGAGGGCCTGCCAGAATGGGCGATCGATGCCGAGCACACGATTCGCAGGCTTGTGAAAGCACTGTCCTCGCAACCAGCACAGCGCCAACGAAGTGTAAAGCCGCTGACGGATGAGGAGATGTATCTTGCAATCAGACCTTTGTTCCGAACAGATGCGTTTGCCAATGCGGCTCTGAAGATAGGTAAAGACGAGTACCGAGCCATTGAAGCCGCCACCAACATCAAGGAGAACACATGCGCTGCGCTGGATGAACTTTGCACCACCCCGCCGCAGCGCAAACCGCTGACGGATGAGGAGATTGAACAGATTTGGAGGCTCGTCCAAGCAAACGACTTTCACGATTGTGTACAGCCTTTTGCCCGAGCCATCGAAGCCAAGTTAAAGGAGAAGAACAGTGACTAGCATTCGCAAAATCAAAAAGCGCTTGAAGGCTATTCGCCCACGCACATACACCGCTTCGTGCTGGGTCAAATTACCCGGTGAGAATTGGAAAGTAATTACGTACACCGTCTCAATGCTGAGCCCAAAGCAAGTGGTTTTTCCAGTACCTGACAACGCTATGGTGGCTTTCATGACGCTGGAGCGCGGAGACACAACGGCAAGATGGAATGCGCTAAACGCCGCCCGCAACATTAAGGAGAACACATGAAAAAAATGATCGCAATCGCCGCGCTGATGTGTGGCACAGCACACGCCGAATACTTCACCGGCAACGACATTCAAAAGTGGAGCGAAGAAACGAACAACAACATCTCTTGGGGGATGATGTACGGGTACATCGCTGGAGTGGCAGACACAGGGCAATCGGCGGTGTTTTGCATCCCGCCAACTGTCAGGCTTCAGCAGATCGTGGATTTGGTCAAAAACCACGTGGCCGGAAATCCAGCAACTAGGCATATTTCGGCAGACATCACCATCATCAATGTGCTCAAGCAGACCTGGCCCTGTGCTGAAAAACGAAAGGGGGTGGCGTTGTGAGCAAAGAAGAAGCACTTTCGACCATCAAACTGCTGTCTGGAATGGAGTCATGGGCTATGAGCCAATCAACCCGACTGCCAGAATATTTGCTTGACGACATCCAGCGATCAATGCAAGTGCTGGAGCGCATCGTATTGGAAAAGAGCGCATGAAAATTCACCTTTACTCAAAATCCGGCTGCCAAGGCTGCACGACAGCAAAGCAAATCCTGAATCAAAGAGGCTTGCCATTCAGCGAAGAAAACCTAGATGAGCCCGCTTTGATGTCCGCATTCCAGCGAATGTACCCAGACGCCAAGGGGATGCCGCAAATTACGATTGACGGTAAGCGCGTCGGTGGTGTTGCAGGATTACAGGCCGCGCTGCGACAATTGGGGCTATGAGAGCGTCACGACTGCCAGAAATCCGCAAATTGCTCAGGCAATGCGATGATGGCATGGCGACCTCAAGCATTGCGGAATACTTCGGCGCAAGCCAGGACGTCATCCGCAACAGCCTGATCCAAATGCCGGACGTCTACATTGACCGATGGATTCAAAAGCGGGCAGCCCGTGGACAGTTTGAGGCGGTCTGGTGTATTGTCATTCCGCCTGAAAATTGCCCACATCCGACAGCGGAAAACGAATAAAATAGAGGCTTGATTGGCGGGGCTTTCCAATACTTTCAAGCGAGGATGACCACTTGCTAAAAAGCCCAAATGTCAGACCAGCGCCACCCGCACGAGAACTCATGGCGCTGAGAGGCCAAGCACCGGAAAGCCGTAAGTTGTAAGGTGTCAATTTGGGAACGGTTAAAAGGAACTGAAAATGCTTACACCAAAACAAGAGAAGTTTGCGCAATGCGTGGCCGATGGGATGAGCCAGGCTGAGGCATACAGGGCGGCATTTAATGTCGGCGCAAATACAAAACCCGAAACAACCATAAAGCGTGCCAACGAGCTTATGCGCAAAGGGGACGTTTCGGGGAGGGTGGCGGAGTTGCGCGAGAAGCTGACTCAAAAGGCTTTATGGACGCGAGAGATGAGCGTTGCGGCGCTTTTGGAGGCATACCAAGAGGGTAATGCCTCCTCAAAGGTTGCGGCGGTAAAAGAGCTTAATGCGATGCACGGTTTCAATGCGCCTCAGAAGTTGGATATTAGCGGAGAGCTTGTCGTGCAACGCATTGAGCGAGTGGTCGTTAAGGCATGAAGGTCTTGCAGCTCCCAACACCAGAGTGGGCGCTGCCACTCATGAACCCATCGCGTTACAAAGGCGCATGGGGTGGCCGAGGCTCCGGCAAGTCCCACTTCTTTGCCGAGCTCATGATCGAGGCTCACATCATGGACCAGAAGCGGCGCAGCGTCTGTGTGCGCGAGATCCAGAAGTCGCTGAGCCAATCCGTCAAGCGTTTGCTGGAAACCAAGATTGAGGCCATGAATGCCGGGGCTTACTTTGAAGTCCAGGATGCCGTCATCAAGTGTCGCAAAGGCAACGGCGCGATCATCTTCCAGGGTATGCAGAATCACACGGCGGATTCGATCAAGTCGCTGGAGGGCTACGACTGCGCCTGGGTGGAAGAAGCCCAAAGCCTCAGCCAGACCAGCCTTGACCTTCTGCGGCCAACCATCCGCAAACCAGATTCCGAGCTCTGGTTCACATGGAACCCGCGCCAGCAGTCAGACCCGGTGGATCATCTGCTCCGTGGCCCAACGCCACCCAAGGACGCCACCGTCCTCAAGGTCAACTTCACAGACAACCCGTGGTTTCCAGACGTCCTGCGAGACGAAATGGAATACGACAAGCGCAGAGACCCAGACAAATACCAGCACGTTTGGATGGGTGGGTATGTCACCAACAGCAACACCCGTGTGTTTAAGAACTGGAAGGTCGAGGAGTTCGAGGCACCGAAAGACGCCATCCACCGACTTGGCGCTGACTGGGGCTTTGCAGTTGACCCCACCACCCTCGTGCGCTGCCACATCATTGGCCGCACCCTCTACATTGACTACGAGGCCTACATGGTCGGCTGCGAGATCGTGAACACCCCAGAGCTGTTCATGACCGTGCCCGAAGCAGAAAAGTGGCCAATCGTGGCCGACTCCGCCAGGCCAGAGACCATCAGCCACATGAAAAAGAACGGCTTTCCCAAGATCATGACCGCCGTCAAAGGCCCCAAGTCGGTCGAGGAAGGCATCGAGTTCCTAAAGAATTACGACATCGTGGTCCACCCCCGCTGCGTCCACACCATCGACGAGCTCACCCTCTACAGCTACAAGCAAGACCCTCTGACCGGCAAGATCCTGCCCGTGCTGGAAGACAAGAAAAACCACGTAATCGATGCCCTGCGCTACGCCTGCGAAGCCGTGCGCCGAGCCGGTGCATCCAAACCCGCGATCTTCACCCCTTTGCCAAATGTCAAGAAGTGGTGAGACAATCGCACAAATTGAGGAAATCCCCATGGCCCGAATGAGCAACGACCAACGACTCGCCAACCTTCACGCAGAAGCCCTGGCGCAGTTTGACGACGTACAAACAGCCCTCCGCGACGAGCGCTTGCAATGCCTCCAAGACCGGCGCTTCTACTCGCTGGCAGGCAGCCAGTGGGAAGGCCCACTCTGGGACTTGTACGAGAACAAGCCCAAGTTCGAGGTCAACAAGATCATGCTCTCGGTGATTCGCATCATCAACGAGTACCGCAACAACCGCATCACGGTGGACTACGTGTCCAAGGATGGCCAGGAAAACGACAAGCTGGCCGAGGTCTGCGACGGTCTGTACCGTGCAGACGAGCAGGCATCCGTCGCAGATGAGGCCTACGACAACGCCTTCGAGGAAGCAGTCGGCGGCGGCATCGGCGCATGGCGTTTGCGCACAGTCTACGAAGACGAGGAGAACGACGAAGACGACCGCCAGCGCATCAGGATCGAACCCATCTTCGACGCTGACAGCTCGGTGTTCTTCGACCTCGGGGCCAAGCGCCAGGATAAGTCCGACGCCAAGTATTGCTACGTCGTCACCAGCATGACGCGCCAGGCCTACAAAGACACCTGGGGCGACGACCCAACCGACTGGCCCAAGATCATCCACCAGTACGAGTTCGACTGGTGCACCCCTGACGTCGTGTATGTTGCCGAGTACTACAAGGTCGAGGAAAAGACCGAGACCATCCGCATCTTCCAGAACATCGCAGGCGAGGAAGAACGCTACACCCAGGCCGACTTCGCCAACGACGAGACCCTGGAAGAAACCCTCGCGGCCATCGGCACGGTCGAGATCCGCCAGAAGCGCGTCAAGCGCAAGCGCGTGCACAAATACATCATGTCCGGCGGCAGGGTCTTGGAGGATGCAGGCTACATCGCAGGCAAGTGCATCCCCATCGTGGTCGTGTACGGCAAGCGCTGGTTTGTGGACAACATCGAGCGCTGCATGGGCCACGTGCGTTTGGCCAAAGACGCCCAGCGCCTCAAGAACATGCAGCTGTCCAAGCTGGGCGAGATCTCCGCACTGTCATCGGTGGAAAAGCCTATCCTGACCCCCGAGCAGGTTGCAGGCCACCAGGTCATGTGGTCCGAGGACAACCTCAAGGACTACCCGTATTTGCTGATCAACCCGATCACCGATCAGAACGGCAACCAGGCCGTCTCGGGCCCCGTCGCTTACACCCGCGCCCCCAACATCCCACCGGCCATGGCCGCGCTCTTGCAAATCACAGAAACCGACATGCAAGACATCCTGGGCAACCCCCAGGGCGCTGACAAGATGGTCAGCGGCATGTCAGGCAAAGCCGTGGAGATGATCCAGACTCGCGTCGACATGCAGGCCTTCATCTACATGAGCAACTTCGCCAAGGGCATGAAGCGCTGCGGCGAGATCTGGCTCTCCATGGCCAAAGAGGTCTACATCGAGGACAAGCGCAAGATGAAGACCATCGCCCCCACAGGCGAGGCCGGTATGGTCGAACTCATGCAGCCATCCATCGACCAAGAGACCGGCGAAGTCGTCATGGAAAACGACCTCACGGCGGCCACCTTTGACGTCGTGGCCGAAGTCGGCCCATCCAGCACCAGCAAGCGCGAAGCCACAGTCCGCGCCCTGACCGGGATGCTCCAGATCACAGCAGATCCAGAGACCCAGCAAGTGATCACCGCCATGGCCATGATGAACATGGAAGGCGAGGGCATCAGCGACGCCAACGCCTACTTCCGCAAGAAGCTCCTGCGCATGGGCGTGGTCAAGCCCACAGACGACGAGGCCCAAGAACTCATGGCCGAGATGCAAGGCCAGCCGCAAGACCCCAACGCGATGTACCTGCAAGCCGCAGCCGAGGAAGCCACAGCCAAAGCAGCCCAGGCTCGGGCCAACACCGTCAAGACCGTGGCCGACGCAGAACTCAGCCGGGCCAAAACGGTCGAGACCCTCAGCAACATCGACATGGATTCTCAGGATCACGCACTGAACATGGCCGAACAAATCGGTGGCATGATCCAGCAACAAACACAACCAGTTGTCAATCAACCCACAATTGAGTGACAATTACGCACACGGTATCCACCCAGCCGTTTTAATGGGTGAGTTTCACAGGGTCAAAGATGAACACAAAGGCAGATCAGGAGATCGACACCACAGACGACGAAACCGCAGTCCTTGAGGACGAGGCCACCGAGCAACCCGAGGCGCAAGCCGAAGGCGATCAGGCCGAGACCCCAGAAGACGACGGCGAATCCGACGAGGTTGTAGTCTCCATTGGTGAGGAAGCGCCACCTCCCGAAGAACCGGCACACGCTCCTGAATGGGTGCGCGAGCTGCGCAAGTCAGACCGCGAAAAATCGCGACGCATTCGTGAACTCGAAGCCAAGCTGCAAACCACCGCACAGACTGAGACCAAGCCGGTCACGCTGGGGGCAAAGCCAAAGCTCGAAGATCACGACTACGATGCCGATAAGTTCGAGGCAGCATTGGCCACTTGGTTTGAGCGCAAGCGACAAGCCGACGAAGCCAACGCCAAGCAAGAAGCTGAAGTTATGAATCAGCAGAAAGCCTGGCAAGCCAAACTGGATGGCTACGGCAAGGCGAAAGCCGAGCTGCGAGTCAAAGACTTTGACGACGCCGAGGCCGTGGCCCAGGAGCTGTTCAACGTCACCCAGCAAGGCGTCATGCTGCAAGGTGCGGATAACCCCGCGCTGGTCGTCTACGCACTCGGCAAGAACCCCAAGAAGGCGCAAGAGCTGGCCGCCATCAAAGACCCCGTAAAGTTTGCCTTTGCGGTAGCGAAACTGGAGAAAGACTTGAAAGTTACCAACCGCAAGGCAGCCCCGCCGCCCGAAAGAATCGTGTCAGGAACTGGCCGAGTCTCTGGGGCGGTGGACTCAACCCTCGAACGGCTGCGCGAAGAAGCTGCCCGTACTGGCAACATGACCAAGGTCATCCAGTACAAGGCGCAAAAGCGTGCAGCATCTCAAAAATGATTTTTTAAGGAAATACCATGTCTAATAGTTTCTCGAAAGAAGAGCGCGTTGCCTTTGAAGACCTCCTCGAAGGCTTCCAGGACGCACTGGTCCTGTCCCGTCACGTCGCTGTGTACAACACAGACCAGACAATGATGGAACGCGCCAACAACACCATCTGGCGTCCCCAGCCCTACATTGCTCAGTCGATCAACAGCACACCCGGTAACAGCATCGCTGGCCAATACCAGGGCATGACTCAGTTGGCCGTACCCGCGACTCTGGGCTACAGCCAGACAGTGCCATGGGAAATGACCGCCCTCGAACTGCGTGACGCTTTGCAAGAAGGCCGTCTGGGTGAGAGCGCCAAGCAAAAGCTGGCCTCCGACATCAACGTGGCCATCATGGGCTCTGCCGCCAATCTCGGCTCTTTGGTTGTTCCAATCGCAGCTGCCGCTGGCGATTACGATGACGTCTCCCTGTGCGACACCATCATGAACGAACAAGGCGTTCCAGATTACGACCGCTTCATGGCCCTGTCCAGCCGCGACTACAACGGCTTGGCTGGCAACCTGGTCGGCACTGCTCGCAGCTTCGGCAACCAGAAGTCGGACAAAGCCTACGAGCGCAGCTACGTCGGCATGGTCGCAGGCTTCGACACCTACAAGATGGACTACGCAAACCGCCTGGCAGCCGCCGCTGGCACAAGCAAGACCATCGACACCAACGGCTCCAACACACAAGCGAACTACGCTCCTCAGGCCACCTCCACAGCAGTGGGCGGCCAGATCAACGTGGACAACCGCTTCCAGACCGTGACCGTGAACAACACCACCGGCGTTGCAGCTGGCGATGCCTTCACGATTGCCGAGGTCTATGCCGTGCACCACATCACCAAGCAGAGCACTGGTCAGTTGAAGACCTTCCGTGTTGTGTCTGTTGATTCCGGCACCACCATGACCATCACGCCTCCAATCATCGGTGCTCAAACCATCGGTGGCACAGGCCCAACCGACGCCCAGTTGCAGTACAAGAACGTGGAAGTTGCCATCGCCGCCGATGCAGCCGCCATCACCTTCTTGAACGTCAACGCCGCTTCGGTGAACGTGTTCTGGCAGCGTGACTCCTTGGAGATCTTGCCTGGCCGTTACGCAGTGCCCTCTGACGCTGGCGTCGCAGTGATGCGTGCAAGCACAGACCAAGGCATCGAGCTGGTCCTGCAAAAGTGGTACGACATCAACAGCATGACCATCAAGTACCGTATGGACACTCTGTTCGGTGTGGTCAACAAGAACCCCGAGATGTCCGGCATCTTGTTGTTCAACCAGTAATCTGGCCAAAAAACTGGGGGGCTTCGGCCCCCCTTTTTTGCAATAGGAGAACCCCATGCCATTGACCAAAGGTTATTCGAGCAAGTCCATCGGCAAGAACATCAAGATGGAAAAGAAGTCCGGCAAGCCAATGAAGCAGGCCGTGGCCATCGCACTCAGCACAGCCGAGAAAGCAGCCAAAGCAGCAGGTAAGCCAAGCAAAGCACCCAAGAAGGCCAAGTGATGCAGGAAAAAATCCTCACCCCCAAATACGCCAAGAACCGCAAACCAGTCAAGGTTCGCAAGCCATCCAAGCCAATCGACGGCATCAACCACCGCCTGCTGCGCGAGCAAGCAGAGGCAGCGGCCCAGGCACAAGCCCAGGCCGTGGAAGTCGAGGAAGCAGCGCCAGAAGACGACGCAGCCCCCACTCGCGCAGAGCTGGAAGCCAAGGCCACAGAACTCGGCATCCGCTTCGATGGTCGCACCAAGGACAAAAAACTGGGACAATTGATCCAGGACAGACTGTCCGCGCCAACTGGAGAATGACAATGGGATGGACCAAGCGCCAATTTATCGAGCAGGCTTTCGACGAGATCGGTCTGGCCTCTTACGCCTTTGACCTGACACCAGAGCAAATGCAATCCGCCCTCCGGCGCTTGGACACCATGATGGCCGCATGGAACGCCCTCGGCATCCGCCTCGGCTACCCTCTGCCATCCAGCCCCCAAGACAGCGATCTCGACGAGCAGACCAACGTGCCCGACAGCTCCAACGAGGCCATCTACACTAACTTGGCGATCAAGCTGGGCCCGTCCTACGGCAAGCAGGTCATGCCCGACACCAAGGCCACGGCCAAAGAGTCGTACAACACGCTCTTGTCTCGCGCAGCCATGCCAGTGCAGCAACAACTGCCCAGCACCATGCCAGCAGGCGCAGGCAACAAGCCCTGGCGCGTCTACGACAACCCCTTCATCCGCCCGCCCGTCGATCCAGTCCTGGCCGGTCAAGATGGCCCCATCGAATTCAACTGAGGAACCAACATGCCAACCATCAACCAACTCTCCGGTATCAGCCAAGTCTCTGGCGGAGATCTCCTGCCGGTCTACGTTTCCAATAATGGCGATGCACGCAAGGTCTCGATCACCCAGCTGCTGCAATACTTCCAGCAGACGTTTGCCTCGCCAACCGTAGCCACAAATTTATATACGCCAGGCACCGGCTTCAACATCACAGTGCCCACGCCTGTCAGTGAACAGCAGTGGATGATCTTGCAGCCTGCTGGCACATTGGCATCTGGAACGATCACGCTTCCATTGAATACTGGTGTGCCAGATGGAACCGAGGTGCTTATTACTTCAACCCAAACCATTACTGCTCTGACTATTGCGCTGAATGGTGCAAGCTCAGTTTTCGGGAATGTTTTAACGCTGAGTGCTGGCGCTGCCGTTTGCTATCGCTTTTATCAGGCAACCAATTCTTGGTACGCCGTCACGACAGACCCGAACTCAACGCTTCCAGCAGATGTGCAGGCATTTCTTGCAAACCCAACAAGCGCCAATCTTCGTGCTGCAATGACCGATGAGACGGGCACTGGGGTATTGGTTTTCAACAATACTCCAACTTTTATTGCCCCCATCCTTGGGACGCCAACATCTGGCACACTGACGAGTTGCAATGGTTTGCCGGTTTCGACAGGTATTGCTGGACTTGGAGCGGGTATTGCCGCAGCACTGGCAACGAATACTGGAACGGCTGGCGCTCCTGTTGTCAATGGTGGTGTGCTTGGCACTCCAAGTTCTGGTAATTTAGTCAACGCAACTGGCCTGCCTTTTTCTGGTACGACTGGCACTCTTTCTGTTGATCGAGGAGGCAGCGGCGCAACTACATTGACTGGTGTGCTCAAGGGCAACGGAATCAGCGCATTTACCGCTGGAAATGTCAATCTGACAACTGAGGTCACAGGAACGCTTCCTGTCGCAAACGGTGGCACAGGAGCGACGGCTGCAACGGGCACCGGAAATGTGGTCTTGGCAAGCAGCCCAACTTTGGTTACACCAAACATTGGCGCGGCCACCGCAACCTCGCTGGCAACCGGCCTTGTATTTGGCACCTTGCAATCCTTGAGCGGCGCTGGTGCAGTAAATATTACGAGTTTCACGACTGCCTTTACATCATCTGCGACAGGCAACGCATTAACGCTTGCAGACGGCGCATCTGGCCAACTGAAAACTATTGTTTATGTAGCTCAAATCGCAGGCACAGACACTGGAATTTTGACGCCATCAAACCTTGGCAATGGAACAACCATCACATTCAACAACGTCGGTGACAGCGTTCAACTTCAGTTCATTGGCACCAACTGGTGGGTGACCTCCATTAACGGTGCAGTGGTGGCGTAATGGCAACCACCAAAGACACACGCCTTGCCCGTGCCGGGGTCTCGGGCTACAACAAGCCCAAGGCCACGCCATCGCACCCCACCAAAAGCCACGTAGTCGTGGCCAAGTCGGGCGACGAGATCAAAACCATTAGGTTCGGTCAGCAAGGCGTCAAAGGCTCACCCAAGAAAGAGGGCGAGTCTAAAGCCAGCCAAGCGCGGCGCGAATCATTCAAAGCTCGGCACGCTGACAACATTGCCAAGGGCAAACTGAGCGCAGCGTGGTGGGCCTCAAAAGTGAAGTGGTGACCTGAATGCAAATCCCAATCCTCAGCGGCATCTATGCCGACGCCACCCCAGAGCTGCGCACGGCCTATCCGGTCAACATGGTGCCAGTCCCAAAGCAGTCAGGCATCAGCAACGGCTTCCTGCGCCCTGGTGATGGCATCGTGGCCAACGGCACGGGCCCAGGCACAGACCGTGGAGGCATCAACTGGAACGGCATCTGCTACCGAGTCATGGGCACAAAGCTCGTGACCGTAGCCAGCGACGGCACAGTGACCGTGTTGGGCGACGTCGGTGGGCCAGTCAACACATTGGTGACACTCGACTACAGCTTCGACCTCTTGGCCATCGCATCAGGTGGCCGACTGTATTTCTGGGATCCGGCAGCATCCACACTCACACAGAACACAGACCCAGACCTTGGCGTCGTGCTGGATGTGGCGTGGGTTGATGGCTACTTCATGACAACCGACGGGGCCAATTTAGTCGTCACCGAACTGACAGACCCATTGCAAGTCAACCCACTGAAATACGGCAGCTCAGAGATCGACCCAGATCCAGTGGTGGCTCTCATCAAGCTGCGCAACGAGATCTACGCTCTCAACAGCAACACCATCGAGGTGTTCGATAACGTAGGCGGAGAACTGTTCCCATTTGCACGCATCGACGGCGCTCAAATCCAAAAAGGCTGCCTTGGCACACATGCCTGCTGCATCTACTTGGAGCGCATCGCCTTCTTGGGCGGTGGTCGCAACGAAGCGCCAGGCATTTACATAGGGGCGGCAGCTACCGCCCAGAAGATCAGCACACAGGAAATCGACAACCTGCTACTGACCTACACCGAGGCGCAGTTGGTGCGCGTGCAATTCGAGGCACGCAACGACAAAAACCACCAGCACCTCTACGTCCACCTCCCAGATCGCACTATCGTCTATGACGCATCGGCATCTGAGGCGCTTGGAGATCAGGTCTGGTTTACCCTCACCAGCACCGTGGTTGGCTTCAGCCAGTACCGCGCACGCAACATGGTCTGGATCTACGACAAGTGGCTGGTGGGCGATCCAAAAAGCAGCGACATCGGCTACCTGGTGCAAGACACCGGCCACCACTGGGGTCAGCAAGTGCGCTGGGAATTCGGCACGCTCATCGCCTACAACGAAGGCAACGGCGCGATCTTCAACCGTCTTGAGCTGGTCAGCTTGACCGGCAGCGTGGCTCTGGGCACCAACCCACAGATCAGCACAAGCTACAGCACCGACGGCCTGTCTTGGAGTCAAGATCGCAGCATCAGTGTGGGCACGATTGGCAACACCGCCAAGCGCCTCGCATGGTTTCAGCAGGGCCACATGCGAAACTGGAGAATCCAGCGCTTCCAAGGCGACAGCGATGCGCACGTTTCCTTTATGCGCCTTGAGGCACAAATTGAGGCATTGGCATACTGATGGCCACCGCACCAACATCCCGCAGGCTCAATCTGACCCGCGACCAGCTCGCGCAGTTCTTGACCGACCAGCAGCAGATCCGCCAGTTTGAACTGCTGTTCTCCACGGTCGATCAGTTGCAAGTCATCACCGGAACCGACTTTGAGTTTCAGGCAGACACAGCAGCGGCCACCGCAAACGAGGCACTGGCCCAGATCAGCCGCTTGGCTGCCGCAGTGGAGCTGTTGGCTAATGGCCCAGCCATTCAGAACAACAACTCGGTGGCAACGGATTACATCGATCTGAGTGAATCGCCAGCCCCAGCCAGCAAAACCCGTCGTCTCGCGTGGAACACCACCGACCAGACTGCCAACCTTGGCATGGACTACGGCGTCACGCAGCAGATCGGCCAAGAGACCTATGCCCGTGTCGGCAACACCACAGGTTCGACCATCCCCAATGGCACTGTCGTCGGCTTTGCTGGAGCAACATCCAACGCCCTGTTAGTCTCCCCCTATCTTGCAGACGGCTCGCAGCCAACCCTCTACATCTTGGGCATCATGACCCACGACCTGCCAGACAGCGGGCAAAAAGGGTACTGCACCACTTGGGGCTTTGTGCGTAATCTTGACACCAGCGCCTTCTCGCCAGGTGACTTACTCTACGCCAGCCCCACAGTCGCAGGCGCTCTGACCAACACCAAGCCAACAGCCCCAGACAATGTGATCCCACTGGCCGCTTGCATCACATCTGACGCGACGACCGGCATCATCTTTGTGCGGCCAACCATTCAGCAGATGCAGTATTACGGCGTGTTCACCAAGACCGCAGACCAAACGCCTGCTGTCATCAATACAGAATACCTGCTCACATTCGACAACACGCAGATCAGCAACGGCGTGACCATTGGCGGCACCACCAGCCAGATCATCGTTCCAGAGTCCGGCCTCTACCAGTTCGACGCCACCGTGCAACTGACCAGCGGAAGCTCGTCCTCCAAAAACATCTGGGTCTGGTGGAAAAAGAACGGAACGGCCATTGCCAACAGCGCACGCCTTGTCACCTCAGACGTGAACAACGGTTACATTCCGATTGCGCTCAAAGAGACCATCTCGCTGGCCGCCAACGAATACGTCGAGCTGGCCTTTGCCGCTGACAGCACCAACGTCACCGTGGACAGCGTGGCAGCCACAGCATTTGCGCCAGCCGCCCCAGCGGTGGTGCTTTCCGTCACCCAAGTTCAACAGTAAGGACAGATCATGACCGTATCCATCAAGGTGCTGATCCCAGCAAAGCAAACAGAAAATGCCCAGGCCACGCAGTACACAGCAGTGAACTGCAAAGCCATCATTGACAAATTCACCATCACCAACACCACAGCAGGCAACGTGACCATCAGCGTCAACTTGGTGACAAGTGGCGGCGCACCAGGCGCATCCAACCTGATTTTGGACACTCGCGCAATTGCACCGGATGAGACCTATACCTGCCCCGAGTTGGTCGGCCAAGCCCTCGAACCTGGTGGCTACATCAGCACCATCGCCAGCGCAGCCACATCACTGACCATCCGCGCCTCTGGCCGCGAAATCACTTAAAGGAGAACAGCATGGACAAATTCATGATGATGCCCAAGGGCTTCATGGGCCTGCCGGTCGAGGAAGAATTCATCACCGCAGCCGAGAACAAGAAGAACACCCAGGTGGTGATCGACGACTGGATGCTCGGCCCAGAGAATCCCAGCAACGAGCCCACAGCCAACAAGGTGTATTGGGTCGCGCTTGGCCAGGCCATGCAAGTGGACGAGAAAGAAGCCCGTCGTCGTCGCTGCTCCAACTGCGAGTATTTTGAGGCGACTCCATTAATGCAAGCAAAAATGGACCGCATCCCTAGAAATCAATGGGATCAAAACGCAGGCTATCGCGGGTACTGCCACAAGTTTGACTTTATTTGTCATGACATGAGGTCATGCCAAGCCTGGGAAGGCCGCGAGTACGAGAACGATTAAATGGTGCAACCATGATGCAATCGTCGTTTTGCCTTCACGTAGGCCTCATGAGCAGCCTCTGGCGTTTCAAAGATGCCAAGATATGTGCGCTTGCCTTCGCTGACGATACGAGCAACAAACTTATGTCGATGCCTTATCACCCCAAGCAAACCAGTCGTGCTGGTGCTCTTGGCCATGTGCTTGTTCTCGGTGTTCATTCGCCTACTGACCTGCCGCAAGTTAGAAAAGACATTGTTGGCCTTGTTGCCGTCAATGTGGTCAATCTCTTGCGTTGGCAATTCTCCAGTCATATACAGAAACGCGAACTGGTGTGCCATCGCACGAAAGCCGTCAAACATGACGTAGACGTAGCCATCGCTGCGAAGCGACCCGGCAGGCATACCAGCTTTTTTCCGTCCTTTGGACTGCAAGTGAGTAAATTGCCCGGTTTCTGGGCAGTAATGCGCAAGCTCGCGCAGGCGTGTGTGTGTAATCATGTCGCACCTCATCGGAGTGGAAAGTCATCGAAAGATGCAGCAAGCGGTGATGAATCGCCTGTCCCCCGTCGGGTAAGCTGCCAGAGCATTTTACGATAGGAGCTTGCAAAAGCAAGCATTTGTGAGAAAATCAAGCCGCTGAGGAAAATGCTACCAGCGGCATCCAATGAATATTGAGGTGTTTTATGGGTTTACTTAGCACACTAGGCGGCATTGCAGGCAACTTCTTGCTGCCAGGCATCGGCGGTGTAATTGGCGCAGGTCTTGGCGGCGCAATCGAAGGGCGCGAGTCTGTCGGTGAAGCCTCACAAGCCCAACAGCAAGCAGCCCAAGGCGGCATCGACGAACAGCGCCGACAGTTTGACGCCATCCAAAAGCTCTTGCAGCCCTACACAGAAGCAGGCACAGGAGCACTTGCACAGCAGCAGGCATTGCTTGGACTAGGCGCACCAGGCTCACAACAGCAAGCCATCACAGCCTTACAAGGAAGCCCACAGTTTCAGGCCTTGCAGCAGCAGGGTGAAAACGCCATCCTCCAAAACGCATCAGCCACTGGCGGCTTACGTGGTGGTAATGTGCAAGGCGCATTGGCCCAGTTCCGTCCAGCCCTGCTCTCTAGCCTCATCAATCAGCAATACGAGCGCCTTGGTGGTCTGTCATCCATCGGACAGAACGCAGCAGCCGGTGTCGGCAATGCTGGCATGTCAACTGGTACGAATATCGCAACCTTGCTCGGCAGACAAGGCCAAGCTGAAGCTGGCGGAATATTGGGCCAACAAAGCGCACTTACTGGAGGCATCAACAAAGCCTTTGGCGCAGTCCAAGGAGCTGGCGGCTTTGGCAAGTTATTTGGTGGAAATGGACTTAACATAGGCACAGCCTTGAACTACGGTACAAACATCGGCTCGCAGCAATCTGCAATGCTTGCAGCACAAGAACAAGGATTCTGAAATGGAACCCATCAACTACCTCGCACAAGTTGCAGACCCTTTCGCACAGGCAACGCAAGGCCTACAGCTCGGAGCAGGCATGGCCGAGTTACAGCAAAAGCAAGCTCTCATGGCTCAGCAGCAACAGCGGCAGCAGCTGGCCGTGCAGGAGCAGGCTCGTTTCTTTTCAAACCCGAAGCCCACCATGCGTGATGCCGCACGCTACGCCTCATTGCTTACTCCAGAGCAGGCCAACGCATTTCGCCCATTCATGGAGAACATCAGCAAAGAGCAGCAGCAGGGCACGCTCAAATCAACTGGACAGCTTCTCTCAGCATTGCAAACCAATCCAGAAATCTTCATCAGCAAGGCGAAGGAAAACGCACTCGCAGCACGCAACAGTGGCGACGAAGAGGATGCCACTTTGTTTGAGCAGATGGCTGAGGCCGCAGCAGATCCAAACCGCGGTCCTGCCATCGTTTTCAAATCTTTGGCAGCTCGAACGGCAGGCATCCCAGGCGCCAAAGAGATGTTCGAGACCATCGACAAGAGTTTGAGCACGGCACGGGCAGAAGCTGAAGCGCCATTGAAGTTGCGCCAAGAAATTGCAGCAGCTGATAAGGCAGAAGCTGAAGCCAAAGTGAAAATGGAGACGGCAACGGACGACATTGCCAAAGCCAAAGCAACACGGGAATTTGAGCAGGCCAAGGCCAAAAAAGAGCAAATTCAAGCGGATACCGAATTAGAAACAAGACTTCAAGCAATTGGCCTTCAAAAAGCGCAGATCAATAAATTCAAAGTTGAAACTCGCAACCTTGACACTCAGGGAAAGATGCTGAGTTTGGATTTCCAAGCCGCATTGAACGGTCTGCCACTTCCAAGCAAAAAGACAGAAGGCGGAGGAGGTGCGGCAACTGAAGACGAGCGCAAGGCCGCAGGCTGGCTGGCACAAGCGACAAACGCATACAACAACATGCTTGGCGCGATGTACACCAAAGAAGGCAAGACAACCGGAGCTGAGAAACCTGGTTTCGTTGAGTCGGCACTTGGCACTATTCCTTAGACGAAATAAGTCACCGTGACAAAATTAACATCGGGGAAAGAAAGGTCTGTTACCCATACTCTGGCCGTACTTGTTACTTCTGCCAAACCACGATTGACGATGTTGTTGTCAACCACCGCGCCAGTTGCAGTAGTTCCCACATTAAACGGCAACCCATCAAAATAACCGTTAAAAGTAGTCGCTTTTGTTCCTGCTTGAAAAGCAAAAGTGACAGTTACTGATCGGCCAATTTTGGTGTATCTGGAAGTTCCGAAAATAGTCGGAGTTACTGTCCAAGTTCCACCAACAGTGGGCGTCCAAGTGCCTTCTTCATAGTCGTTCAGCAACTCGCTTGTGCCTGTGCCAGATGTGGCGGAAAAGTCGATGCCTTTGCCTGCTGTTCCAATGACAAGGTTTCCATTGACGATGGTCTGATCGCCAGTGCGTGTTGATGGGAATCCAACTGTTTTTAGCATTGCTTTCTCCTTAGATCAGGAACTCGATCACCGAGGTTAATGGGGGGGCTTCTGAGAATGCCACATTACCGCCAGTCACGGTGTAGGTGTTCTGGTTCTGGTACACGCCGTTGATGAAGATGGCGCTTGGTACAAAAGACACCGCGAAAATGGTTTGCACGCCATTGCCAGTTGCATTGGAGGCCACAAAGCCATTGCCTGACAAGTTCTCGTTCAGAGAGGTGTAGACCACGCTGCCTTTGGAGTCAAGCACTTGGATGCTGTAATCGCTGGCCACGTAGAAGCGTGCAGGCGTTCCGTTTCGTGATGGGTAGCCGTTGAGCGTGCGGATAGGCTGAGGTGCTGCAATGGTGTTAGCTGCATCCCAATAGACTGCAATGGGGTTGACCTGGGGCGAGAGGTTGACCGTGCCGATCCAGATGTAACCATTCTCCAACGGCTGTCCGTCAGCGCCAGCAAATGCTGGGTACGGTGGTTGAACTTCAATCATGGACATTTACTGGTTCTCCTGGATGGTGGATTGTCGCTCAAGGCTGCACTGGTGGCAATGCGTTGAGGGCGTCATGGGTTGGACTTGCGTTTGAGAATTTCTTCCATCGCTTTGATGGCGTTCTCTTTGTTGATGCCGCGCAGACCCTCAGCCTTTTCTGCAAGAAGTTCAATGGCTCGTCTTGCTGCACCGCCTCGGGCGATGTCTACGCCAGTTTCCAAAGCTTGAGACATCTGGCCCTTGAGAGAGGTGTCGGCGGCAGCGCCGAACATGCGGTCCAGCTCGTTGACAAAAATCAACTGGTTCACGATGTCATCGTCCAGCTTCATGCCGTACTTGCTGGCCACTTGGTTGGCCTGGTCGAGTGAGTCGATCAGGTTGGCCCGTGTGCCGTAGTTGCTGGTCAGCTTGCGCATGGCCGTGCCGAGGGCTTTGTTTGCGTTTGGCGAATCAAAGTCAATTTGCGTGCCTGCTGCTTTTTGCAAGTCATCCAGCGCCGTGATGGTGTCGGCATACTTTTCGTTGGCTGCTTTGTAGACCGGAAACTTTTCGCCAAGCGATTGGTTCAGGTTTCGACGCAGACTTTTCAAGGCGCGTTCGGCTTGGGCGGTCAGCGGGTTGGCCAAGTTCTTTTTGCCGTAGTTGACTTGGGTGTCAATGAACCGCTTGGCCGTGTGAACGCCGTAGGCATCCGGTGCGTTGGCAGTGCTGAGACGCTCCAAAACAGTGTTCAGAATGCGTTGCGCTGCTTTGTCTCCCTGGATGTCTGAGCCTTGCAAAATGGCCTTGGCAACGCCGTTTTGATCCAACTCTACCTTGACGCCCATTGCGCCCAGATCGTTCAAAAATGAATTGATGGCTGGGTCGTAATCAACAGCTTGGCCGCGCAATCTGGTTTGTGCAATGCGGTCAATGGCTTTGCCTGCCTGCTGGTTGGCGTTGGCCAAGAAGTCCACGCGGGACTGCACGGTGTCGCCCAAGATGTCGGCAGGCCGGTTCATGGCCCTGAATTTGTCGCTCTTTTCGCCCATCTTGAAGACGTTGAGCATCTTGGTCATGGCGCTGCGGTCTTTGTCTGTGGCCGCCTTGATGCTGGCAATCGTGCCGTCTTTCCAGCCTTGCTTGATGGCCGATGCCGCCTCGTTATCTGGCACAACCTGCGTGCCTGAAAGACGCACGTTCACCAGATCAACAGAATCAGGGGTTTTGGCCAATTGACTTTTGATGATGCGCTGATTCTCTGGTGCAATCTTTTCGCCCACTGTGGCCTTGATGCTTTGCACCGACTCCTGAAATGTTGGCTCCACGCGAGGCAGTGGGATGCCAGAAGCCGAGGTCTCTTGCTGCGTGATGCCTGCTCCCTTGGGCGCAATGGCTCTGGCCGTGGCCTGAGTTGCCGCACGAACCATTTGGGGGGCGGCAGGCAGCATTGCGCCGCCAAGGGTCGCAGCAATCTGACCAAGTGGGCCAGCGCCTGATTCTTTGGCGATCTGACCTGCTGCGCCTCCTGATGCGCCGCTGGCAACTTGAAGGCCTGGGGCTGCTGCCATGAGGCGGCCCACGCCTTGCGTAACGGGGCCAGCAGCGGCTTGCAATGTCTGGCCAAGGGCTACACTGCCACCCGCCATGCCAGCGCCTGCTGCGGTGGTTTGCATGATGCGCTCGGCTGCTGTTCTGGGTTCGGCCACGCCGACACGGGTGAGCAGGTCTTGCAGCGCATCGGTGGGCAGCGTGTACTTTGTCCCAAACATGCTGTTGATCGAGCCCACGATGGGGTCTGCAACCAGTCCGGCAAGGGGTTGGTGCTTGGGCCAAAGATTGTTGATGACAATTTCAATTCAGGTACATCGGGCTGGGTAAGCTACACAAATACTGCGGAGACATCATCTGTCTCCACTGAGAACGGGAACCTTGTTGTAACAACACAGCGTTCTGATGGGTCTTCTGGTGCTAAGAAGCCATTGACCGGACTTATTGCCGGGAAGTGGTACAAGGCCACCGCACAGATTAAGAAAAAAACCGACCCGTCATCGAATTTGGCGACAGCAAACCTGCGTTTTGTAAACGGTGACGCAACAGTGGGGTGGGTTGCTTCTTTTTCCACGCAGTCCTCAAATTTTGTAGCGGCAACCATATATTTTTCACCAACTGGTACTACTGGTACGTTAGGTCTTGTCAGTGGA